CCCGCGCCAGTCCGAAGGAAATAAGAACCGTTTCCGGTTGGTTCGACAGCCGCGAGATATGTTATTTTGTCGTCTGTTATGACGTTTGCAACTGTGAGAGATTCAGCTTTTCTTTCTTCCGTCGTTCCATAAGTCGGAATGAAGCTAGTGGCATAACCACCTTTTTCGACCTGAACACCGCCGAGCCATGCGGGCGTCAATCCATCCATCTTCTCGACGAATTTAAAATAGGAAAGAACATGCGTTGCATTTTCCGTAACTGAAAGAGTCTCGTAAACAATAGTCTCCGGTCCGACGTCGTCAATCAAAAATTGCAATTCGACAATCGAAACGCCCGCCGGAACGTCGAACGCGATTTCCTCCCGGTCGAACGTGTCGGTGAAATTGATGTCTTTGGCTGCCAGCGTCGCGCCGCCCTGCGTCCAGACTTCCACGCGGGAAGTTGTCTGCGCGAAAATTGAATTGATGTCCTGCAAAAGTATTCCATCAACGCCATGGACATTGGCGGTTTTGAGCATGTAGTTTGCCTGCCATTTGCTCTGGTCGAAGCTTGAATACGCGCAAAGGTTGATTGCCGAGTCCGGTTCCAAAAGAAGCCCCGCGGGCGTTCCGTCGATGTGGTGTGCTAGGTGGCGGGGGGCATATTTTAACCCGTTAGTCGTCGGCACAAAAGTATCGTCGCCCCGACAGATATGCATATCCCGGAGATAGACGCAATCTCCGGTTTTTGCGGTTTGAATACCGTCGCCCGAAGAGGCGTAAATAGCCCAATCCCATTGAGCGGATAAATTATCGCCATGAGTGGTGATTAGAGTGCATCTATATTTTCCGCCCCCCAAATTCTCGATTTTCGACGCGCACCCATCGGTTGCGCCAGTTACGCCGTTTTCCAAATCGAACCAAGCGCGGGCGTTGGTGTTGGAAAGGAAGCCGAGATGAAGAAATCCCTTGCCATGTCTCGCGACGCACGAAAAGCGCGTCCCCGCTGGAAACCATTCCGCCGGGTGGTCGTTGGAAGCGATATAGATATGCTTATTGTTGGTTTTCGACTGTACATAAGTCCAATCGCCGTCAAAAGATATAACAGCATCCGTAGCGGGCGAGTTCTTGCCCCATTTGGTGCCGTCCGCCGAATTGTAAACCCAGGTTTCGGGCGCGTAAACAACATGCCCCCTGTCATCGTACATCGTCGCGGAGGATGTGCGGGCGTAGCCGTCAAGCAACCATTGCGGGAGCGGATTCGGCTTCGTCAAATCGATGATATAGTCCCATGTCTTGGGATGTGGCGCGCTACCGGCATGGGTGTATCCCCACGGCAGTCCCACTCCTATTCCGATGCTGGTTAGAGGCATTTGACAAAAAAGTTGATATTGAGTAAATATTAATACAATGCGATTATATCGGATGCCGTCGATGTGCCGAGCACCTTGACGACTGCCAAGGGGAGCAAAACACCGTCGCCGACATTGGTTAGAGATGCTTGTGAGTTGTCGGGGAATTCGACGTCCAAATCGCCGCCCGTCCCAATCCACAAAGCGCGTGTTGGATTGATTTCGGTGTCGGCTGTTATCGTCGCGCCGCGTTTTGCGCTGCCCAAGCCAGAACCTTTTGTATAAGTTGCCATAAGATTGAAATTGTATTGTTAAACGATATCGTGATAGATTGTTAGATTGACATTTTGCGATGTAGCCCAATTGGTTCCATCCATAGTGTAAGTCACCTCAAAATAACAATTGAGGCTCTGCGCTCCGTCGATTGCATTGGCGAGTTCGGGCGACGCAAATGGCAAATCGAATTCGTAGTCGAACCCGTTTTGCGCAAAAGTATCGGTTTCCCCCAGCACGTGCTTGTTCACATCGTCGGACTCGCGAAAACCACTCTTGATTTGCGGGCTTGAGCCAATGTCCTGCGGATATCCCGCGTTGTCGATGAAGGTTAGAGTAATTGACAGCGTATCGCGGAACTTAGCCTGAAACTGCGTAAAGTTGGACTGCTGCGTTGGACTGTCAACCAGCATATTTCTATCGATGTTATAATAGAGCCTCATACAAAGGTGGGAGCGTCTATTTAAGACACCAGAATCATTAGCATCCTCTTCTGCTCTTCCGTTATTCCGTGCTTCGCGATTTGAAGAATCAGTTTTTGGACGGGGCTGGAGCTTTTCGCAGTTTTGGAGCGATTCCGAGCGGGCTTTTTGATAATTCCCAATTCCTCGAAAAACATCTTGTCAACATCGCCCTTTTTAATCAAGCGCCTGCCGAGTTTCCGATAGATGGAAGCCGTATCTCTGTCGTAGTCCGGTTCGTAGTTTCCGCCCTCAAGCTTTAAGGATTCGAGCTTGATAGCCGTCTTCAGATTTTCAAGCGCGGCAATCATTTCGGTTAGTTCCTGCATATCAGTGTATCAGGTTTTTGATTCTCACCGCGTGAGCCGAGATTGATTTGCGCGAACAACCGATTTCATCCGCAACGTCCGACATCGACTTGTTTTCGTATATTGATTGCAGACCCAGCCCGAAAATCACGCCCCATATAGCCGTTTCGTTGGGATTCGCCGACAGATACGAGAAGATTAGACTCATGTTAAGGATGAACCTCTCGGCAGCTTCCCGATAGTCGTCCGGTGCGGATTTCCCATCCTCTTTTTCGATTAGTTCGGCGAGAGGCGTCCTTTCCGTTGCGGGAATTATCTCGCCGTTTTCATAATATAATTTCATACCTTATAATACACTTTCGATTGGTTTTTATCTCAAACAATTTCTTCGAATTCCAGAATAATTTCGAAATCGAGCGGCGGCGGGTAGTTTTCCGCGTCCTCGTATTCCAGTTTAAGAGTCATTGTGCCGCCGTTGTCGGTTAGAGAAAACCCGTCCCAGTCCTTTGCCGGAACCATCCCTCGCGGGACGGCGGTGCAAGCCTGCCCTTCGATTAAATAAAAGAATATATTTGAATTCGTTGTAAAATAATCAGCCGTATCGTCCTGGTGCACCCTCGGAAAGATTTGCCCGATTTTGGGCGCGAAGTGTTCGTCGGCTCCGAGACATGCAGTGGTGTTATGCCCACTGCTGTAGCTTGTCAGTTTCCATCCAGTCGTTCCGGGAGCGGGTTTCGGAACGCCGGTCCATCGGACAATCACCATTCCCCCGCAGGGATTGAGAGCGTTCGGGATATCCAGCGCGATTGGCAAATCGCTTGCGCTTTCGAGCCAGCAATGCTCTTCGCGGTAATGCCCGTAGTTATGCAATTCGACTGTTATTTCGGCGAAACAATCATCCAGCGCGGCAATAAAATTCGTGGTGCCGTCCAATGTCAAGGTGTGCCACGCCCCTTGGTCGGCGCATTCGCGATAGATGAACGCCCATCTATGTTCGACGTCGGCTTCGAGCGAATCCATAGAAACCGAATAGTCGAAATTCGTGCCGCCGCTTCCGGTGGCGCCATCGCCCCACTCCTTCAAAAACCCGGTGCATTGAGTCGGGCAGCCGAGGTTGTCCCACGCGATTGGAGTACAGATATAGGGAGTTTTGTATGGGAGTAGGTTCGGCATGATTATTTTTTGCAAATGAATGTCTTTTCCATAACATTCCCCGAGCCGTCGCAGACGAACGCCGCGAAAGTTTCGAGTTCCGTGTCGGCGATTTCGCTGATTATTCCATCGTTCGCCGAAATCAAAGGCGAATCATCGAGATTTATTGTGCCGGAATCTCCGCTCGGAGAAGAACCGCTTCCGCAATCGCCCAGCCGAATCCGAGAAGGATAACTGCAAAGGACGCCCTCCTTGAATTCCAGCGACGCCACAACATCGCCCCCGCAGTCCACAAACTCGACATCCGTTGACACTCCGCGCCGGATGTTGATTGTCCTATCCATATCTCCCGTTACAAACCCGTTCTGCCAGCTTATCTCGCAAGAATCGCCCGTTGTATCGTCGCAATCGACTAGGTTGAAAACACATGAGCCGTTATAGTCCGGTTCTTCTATCTCTATCTTGATGGTTGCCTGCTCGTCTTTGACTTGGTTGCCGTCATCGTCGACATAGTCGTAGTCCCGATAGAAGACGCAGGTTTTAAGCTGCCCGGTATTAATTGCCTCGTAGTCATTGTCGCCTTTGACTCGTCGAAAATCGAACGGCTCTCCGTCTTTCTGGTGCCAATCATTCTCGTCCAGCTCGGTCGTAAGAACGGCGCAACCTTCGCCGCGATTATATCCGTTCCGGTGACTCGGATAGAGCCCGCCCTGAATCGAGACATGCCCCGTTTTGAAATGGTGGATATAGATTGTTTCCGTGCTCGGCTCCTTCCAGATTATCAGGAGGGGGTGAAGCTCGTTGGTGGATTCGGACGGTTTCGGGTCGGTCCAGTCGGCGTCGTTCTTGCTTGTCTCGCCTGTCTTCCTGTAGTCCCTTGCATCCGCCAGATATTCCTCGCTCTCGTTGTGAGGCACATGATATGTCGAGTTTTCAAACAGGAAATCGCAGGTTTCCTTTTCCGCTTGCGCCGCGTTTTCCACGGGCAAATCGACAGTCATAAGAGTTGGCGAATCGGAAACTTCGCCGTCGATACTTCTCTGCACCAACAGATAGACAAGTTTGCCGCCCTGCGAAAGCCCGATTGGAATTGCCGGATAAGTCGATAGAAATTCGCCGTTGAAAGTCACATCCCAAACTCTCGGAGCTTGATAGACATGGTCGTCGTATTGCCCGATGTCCTTCGGGGACTCGTCGATGACATAACCCGGATGAAGCACAATCCGCATCGGCTCGGAGAAATCGATGTCGTCTATCGAAAAAGGAGTGTTCTGGCGTGCTCGATTGTATTCGCCCGCTTTGAACGGCTCCAGTCGCCGAACATCCCCGACCAGTTCGTTAGCCCATTTCGAAGTTATGGGGTCGCCCGCTTTGACATATTCCGATTTACTTAATTTCATTTTTTCTCATACAGTTCTTTAATCCAGCCGCCGATTTCCGAAAGCAAAAATACTTCGCGAATACGATAGTCCCGTCCTATCTCCTCGACGTTCACCTCGGAAAGCAGCCAGTTCCGGTTGGAAGAGACTCTGTATCCCCTCGGCAAAGCGATGTCCGAGACTATGTGCCCCACGTAATTCAATTTGTTAGCCGGATAGGGCTCGGTGTCGGTGTAGCTCCTCTCCAGTCTGACGTGGGAAGCCAGATAAGTCTGGATTCCGGCGATAAAGAAAGATGAAAGCTCGTATTGCGGGGTGCCCTTCTCGATTTTGAACTGTTTGATGGCGTTGTTGGTGTCCCGATAGACGATATAAGTTTCGTCTCCTTTCCGAGCCAGTTTGCAGCGCCCGTTTTTAAGCCCGAGAATCGCTTCCGCGACAGTGCTTAAGTCGCCAGCGGAATTGTCGGCGCCGAAGAAAATAAACGCATAGCGCGGGTGCATCTCCAGCGGCGTATCAATTGCCGACGTTGACAATGTTATCGAGGCGCCATCCTCGGCATTGTCGAAGCCATGGTCGCCGGAGTCCGCCCCCTCGAATTTGCAAATGACTTTCGCGAGTTTGCCGTCGATGTTTTCGACTGATAGAGAATCGAAGTATATTCGCTCCCAACCCGGTTCCACGCAATGAGAGTCCGCGCCTCTTGGGACAAGGCGCAGAACTTCGTCCAGGTGACATATAAACGAGTGCGAAACGGAGATTTTGCCGTCGTTGTCTATCGACGCGCTAAAATCGTCCTGCCATTGGATATCGCCCCTGCGGATTCCGTGTTGTTTCGGTTCTGTTATATCGTATCTCATATCGCGCTATTGGAAAGTTGCGGCAGCGTTGACAGCGGCTCTCGTTTGGAGCATTTTGCGCTGGATGCCTATTAATTCGCCCAGAAGATTGTTTGTTTTTTTCGCCTCGCTTAATTGTATTCGCTGATTCAGAAAAGCCGCGCCTCCGCCGACTTTTGCCAAATTCGACAAAGAAGCTCTTTCGGATGTTTGCGAGAATATTCCATCGGAAATATTTTTCACCGAAGCTTCGTAGCCGACGAGCATTTTGCCGCCAATCGACGACACATTCGAGGCTATCCTTCTGATTGTCGAGATTAATTGGGTTCCATGTCTTTCGCGCCTTCTGTTTTCGGGGACCGCCGAATCTTTTCCAACGGCGTTCGGCGCTTTTTTATACTTGGTAATTAAAGCATCGAAGTTCTTTCTCGACTCGTCCAAGGTTGGGGATTTGTACGCCGAAGAAGCCTCGTTGGCTCTCCGTCTGGACAATTCATCCCTTGAGTAGCCTTTGACTGATGATTTATTGCCGACAAACACATTCCTCAAAGAATACAGGGAGTTTTTGTAGCTTTTGCGTATTTTATCGAGTTTTGCCGTGTTTTTTTCCACTATTTTTCCGCGCATTTCGTAAGCCCTGTCGGAATCCTGTAACAGTTTCGCAAGTCCGCTGCGGTTGTAGAAATCAATCGCGATAATTTCCATGGAACTCTTAAGGTAATCCACCATATCGAGGAAAGTTCCAGAGGCGGACGTGAACGACTTAACTAGAGAGAAGCCGACTTCGTCCATCGTCGCGGTTAGATAGGAGCCAATCCAAACAATATTTTTCTTCAAAATCGCCGACGATTCTTCGTACGCCAGCGACAATCCGGCTTTGATTAGATTGAGAAACCCACCTTCGGCAAATGCGTTCGCAAGTATCATAGCCCATTTTCCAACGGCTTTGCCGACTTTTCCAGCCAATGACTCCAGCGAAGCCACTCTTTCTGTTACGGCGTCCAAGGTTTTTTTAAGAGCGTCCAGTATTGGCTCGGCAAATATCCGCCTGATTTTGCCCCACATGCCCACAAGAGTCGACAGTTTGCCGTAGAACGTATCGGAGGCTTTGTTCATGCCGCCGAACATTTTCCCGCTTGCGTTTGTGACGTTGCGGAAAGCCATCGCAAAATCATCAACTGAAACTCTGCCCTCGCTAACAAGTTTTCTCACCGATGTGTCGGCGACGCCGAGAATGTCGCCAAGTTCTTTGAGAATCGGAATTCCTCTTTCCGCCAGCGGGTCGATTATTTCGGCTGTTATATTGCCGCTGGACATCGCTTTAACAAAAGCCCTTGTGATATCGGGCATGACTTGCTTGCCGAGGACGGCACCGATATCGCCGATTCTCTTCATCATATCCATTACTCCGCCCGTCCCGCCAAGCTTGTCCTGTATAAGGAGCAATTGTCTTACCACCGGTTCGAAATCCTGAGTATTAAAGGGCGTTTCCATCGAATAATCGTCGATGTCCTTCAACAGTCGCCTGCCCTCTTCCATGTCCCCAAGCAAAACGCCGAACGCAACCTGAGCCTTTTCGAAATCGGCGGCAAGTTTTATTCCCCCGAAACCAAGGTTGAAAACAGCACCGGCGGCGGCGAAAGCGCCAAGAACAACAGTTGCGCTTTTTATCGCGGCGCCAGCCACTTTTGCCGCCTTTGCAACGCCGGAAAGTCCGGCTTTAACTGTTTTTACGCCCGCGCGGAAAGCCGCAGTGTTGGCAACGAATTTAATTGATACCGCTTTGGTCATGAAGTTGAGTTTTCAGTTGTTCGAATGATGTTATATCTTTGCTGTCGGCGACTCTTGAGACGAAGCGGGTCTTCCCGCCGTTAGCCTCTATCGCCGCATGGATGTATTGATAACCCCTCGAAAGAGGAAGCTGCTCGAAAATATATGATTCGCTCCAGCCGGTCTTCTCGGCTAGCGTGAAAACATACGAGGCGGAAAACAAGGGGCTGTCACCGCCCGCTATTTCCTCTTCGCCGTTTTTTTTTCCACTTCGACTACCGTTTCGGCTATCATATCATTCTGCTCGGAAATCAGTTCGGAAAGTTTTTCGAGTTCGGCGGCTGAAAATCCATCTCCAAAATCGAAAACAGCGTCTTCCCAAGCTTCCTTGCTCTTTGACAGTTTACGGGCGTCCTTGACCGGGATGGAATGCACGAATAGATAATCCATCATTCCCCGGACATTTCCGCCATCGTCATCGGCAAAAAAAGGCGAATCCACCATTTCGAGAATGGATAGAGTCGCCATGGTCATCGGGCGGTAGTGTATGTCGTCGAAGTCGAATCCGTCGTTCGCGAAGGATTTTTGTAGCTTTTTATTCTTGTTCATTAGAGTGAGAGATATTGTTTTAGTTTTCCTTCCGATGCGCTCGACGGTATGAGGCGTCTGGCTCCGTTGCTCTCGACTAAAACAAAAGATTTGAAATCCTTTATATGGGATAGATAAGCCTTGCGGTTGAGAAGAGCCGCGATTGCGTAGGACATCGGTTCGTTCGGGTGTTCGTCGATGTATGCCTCCGGCGCATTCATTGCGCGCAGCAGTTCGGCGAAGGAGATGTCCCCGTCGCAGTTCGTCTCGTCGAAGAAGAATGTGTATTGGCGTCCGCGTTCTGTTTGAATCACATGCGGGGCGTTCGTCATCTCGAAACCGAGGGTGGTCGCAACGGCTGCCAAATCCATATCTCTGGTTTGGGCGTATGTTATTTTCTGGTTGTTCATCTTCTGGTTCTCGGTTGGGGCTGATCAGGGAGTTGCGGTTATTGCCGGATAGTACGATGCCTTGACGCTTATCTTCTTGTAGTCGCCAGCGGTCCACGTATCGTCTATGTCTTCGATTAGAACGGTTCCGCCGGTGATGGAAGTCGGGAATCTGTCGGGAGTTTGGTTGTTAATCGCGAAAACAGTGGCGACGCGCGGCGTATAGGTCGAGCCTTCTTCGAGCACAGCCTCCAGAGTGATTTCTTGGAGATATCCGTAGTAGCTGACTCCGACGATTGAGCCGCATCTATCGCGAACCTCCGCTTTTTCCGCGCTGCTGGATACGGAAATTGATTGGACGATGATGCCGTCTTCGTCCTCGTCGATTCCGAAATCTCCGCTGCCGAATTTAGTTAGATATTGACAAGTAGCCATAATGATTGTTTTGTATAGTGGTTATACATAGTGGAGGCGTCTATTTAATCCATGCCTCGACAGATGAAGCGCGCCGAAAGAGTCGAGATATTGTTTGAATCGTCGAATTCTATCGAATAATCTTCGAGATAGACCGCGTGAACGAACAAGTCGCCATGCGGTCTCGACGGATTTCCGGGGTTGAGACTGTCAAGAAGTTCGGCGGAGAACAAAATACATTCGACGCGCTGCTCCAAATCGCTTTGTTCGGCGTTGTCCGTATCGTCGTATCCGTTTGTGGCGATAGCGATGTCAAGTGTGATTTCATAATGCAGATGCAATATGTCTTGATTCGACTCGAAACCCGATACAGAGATATATATTTGCGGAACCGAAGCCTGTTCGTTGTAATCGCCGCGCACGACTTTGACCGGAGCGAGAATTTGCCCCAGATAATCGACTAGATTGCCTATGAGTCTTTGTGTGATGTTCATGCTAGAGTTTTAATTTCGAGATTGCCGTTTCCATGCGCCTTACCGAGCCGCGCATTCCGGTTTTGATGGCTCTTCCAAGTTTGGAACCGGGCAGAATGTTTCGTAGATAATTTACGCTGTTCCAAACAACTATGGTTTCCTTGTCGATTGAGTAGCCGCCCGGCGCATTGTGCCTGCGTATCCAAGCTGGTATTCTACCGCCGCCGAGCCCGGTAATCGCCTTTACCCATCCGGCTTTCGCCCAGCCCGATTTCGCGCCAACCGATTTTGCGTAGATAAATATATTTTGCGCCGAAACAACGCCCTGCTCCTCCCTTGGACGGCGAATTCGTCCGCGACGGTTCCGCTGTGATTTGTGTATGTTCGGGTCGAGAGTCCGAGATACGTCAAAAGCAACTCCCAAAACGGAACTTGCGACTTTTTCAGCTTCCATCCATTTGCCAGCATTTACGCAAGATAGAAATACAGCTTCCTTTCGCCTGCTGATTCTGCCAATTTTAGTGGCGGTTTGCCAAACAATATCATACACTTTCCAGATATCCTTGGTTATCGCCCTTGCGCCTTTGGATTTAGCTTTGGCTCCCGCGCCAAACGGCTCTGTGTATCTCATCGCTCCTTTTGTGACGGTTACCGCATGCTCCGTCATAACCTTCATGGTTGTTTTGCCGGTGGCTTTGGCATATTTGTCAAGAGCTTTGGACAATCGTTTTTCGCCCGATACAGTTAGATGGAACATTTTTCGAATTCGATGGTTGTAGCCACGTTTGCGCGGCGGATTCTTTTAATGCGGTAGCGCTCGTAATCGATTGTCACTGTATCGCCCTTCACCGCGTTGGAACCAAGTTCGCCGGTTTTAAAAGTCAAAGAAATTGAATCTTGAATCCGATAGCCGCCGAAATCCTTTTCGTCGTATTCGTCGGTCTGGGCGAACACCCCCTCCAGCATATCTCCGGACACAAATGTGACGGTTTTGCGCGGAAAAGACGCCCAAGTCGCTGCAATTGCGTTTCTTAAGAATGAATCAACCATCGGACTTCTTCTTTCTGCCGCGCTTTTTGGCGGCTGGTTTCCTGCCCCGCCCTTTTTTTGAGCGGATTTTCACGGCTTGCCAGATTTCCACTTCGTCGCCGTCGAAGATTTGGGCGTTGTTATACTTCCGTCTGATTTCGACTGGATTGGCAATGTCCATTGGTTTGCCGTTTTTGACTAACACGTGTTTCATATTTAAAGGGGGGCGTCTATTTTACCGGACGCAAAAAGCCCCCGGTTTGTTTACCGAGGGCGATTTGGCTGCGGTGAATGTTAGTTGGTTAGCTGTGGAGAATGACGGAGCCGTCTTTAGCCATGCCGACAGCGCTTCCGGCGGCAACGGAAAATGCCCCCCACGTTGAACGAGTTGCGACATCGAGCCACACTGCGAATTCGACGAAAATGCCGAGTTCCGGCACTTCGATGACGTCGCGCATAACCATCGCGTCTTGGATGGCTTCGTTTGTTTCCGGCAAGCGTGTCGCGATTGCAAGAGCAGTCGGAGCGCCAGCGAAACCAATCAAATTGGACTCGGCTGTGGTGTTGAGGACTTTTGGGGAAACGGCGTCGAAATAATCGAATCCATAGACTTGCTTGTTGTCAAGAACGTCGAAAGCCAGCATATTGTCCGGCAGGTAGTTGGCATAGTACGACTGGTCGAGCAGACAAACTCTCGGAGAGTTAGTGAGAAACCCCCACAATTCGCGCAAGTCGTCTGTCCCCATATCGCTGGGAGCGGTGGGGGAAATCGGTGCCGTTTGGTAATTGGCAGTCGTGACGGGCTTGAGAATTTCAGCTATGACGCCCTCGGCGAAAGCTTGCGCATTGCCCTTGATGATTTGAGTTAGCTGCGAGCCTTTCTGCAGGGCGTCGTAGGGGAGTTCGAAACTGCGGGACAGAATGTCCGTGGTAACGGTTGTTTTGCCGACGGTTGTGTTGTCGGTTTGCCAATTGGATGGGTTTTTTTCGATTCCGTCCGCTTCGACAAGGCTGACTTGCACGGAACTGCGGGCTTTAACTGCTTCGTCCCCGAAATTCGTGGAGAAGGCGGAAAGAGGCGCAAGTTTCGAGCCAAGCTCGGTGATGGCTGACGCGGATACGATACTGGAGATTAAGGATGTGTCAAACATTTGATTATATTTTAGTTAGTTGTTGATATTAGAGGTGTTTAAAGATTTCGGCTTTGTGTCTGTCGAAAAACTCGACGGCTTCTTTGCCGGAAAGGGACTTGAATTTTTCCGTTACAGTGAGATTTTCGTCTTCGTCGTCGGTTTCGATTTCTTCGTCGATTCCCAATTCGGCGAGTTTCGCGGAAAGAGCGACGGAAAGTTTTTCGTCGAATTCGGATTGAGATTCTTCGAGTTCGGCGATTTTATTTTCGAGTTCTTCCTTTTCGCTTTCCAACTCGGTTACCTTGGGATTAAGAAACTCGATTTCGCCCGAAAGAGTCGATTTTTCCTCGGCGAGCGTCCTATTTTGCTCGATTAGAGATTCGACTTGCTCTTGGGACTCGTTCAAAAGGTTTTGAGTCGATTCCAGCTGCTCGACGACTTCATTGGCTGTTTTTTTGAAAATATTCATAAGTTTGAAAATTCGTGCTATATTAGTGCGGACGTGTCTATTTAATCAGAAAATCTATCACTCCGTCGTCAACCAGAACTTCGCCGCGAGTCCATCGCGCATCGAAATAATCGGAGTTGAACTCGGGTCTGTTGGAAAGGACGTGTTTTTGGAATTGTCCGCCCAAGGAATCGACTTCTTTTTGGAGGAATTCGCGCTGCTCGTCGGTTATGGACGCGAGATGGAAAGTGGATTTGAGCGTTGCGCCATCGTTGACAACTGCGTGAATAGTAACGCCGACTTTCGCGAGCATTTCCGAATAGTCCATATAAGTCATTATCGTCCCGATGTTGGGCATGATGCAGGATTGGGTTGCGGTAATCGTCGTGCAGGAAACGGCGAGATAATATGCGGCGGAACAAGCGTAGTCCGCGCATACCGCGTGGACCGGAACCGGAAGATTTTCGATTTTATACGCGAGTTCCGGCAATCCTATCACAGAGCCTCCCGGCGAGTTGATATTCAAAATGATTTCCTCCGCGCCTTTTTCCAGCGCTTCGTCTATTTCGGCGGAAACCGATTGATAGAACGTGTATCCAACTTGTTCGTAGATATTCGGCGCCGAATTAACCATAGGTCCAAAAACATGGATTTCGGCTTGGTTTTCGTCGTTGATTGACATCGGCTTGCGCTTTTCGAAAAAATCATCGAAAGACATTCCATCTCTGGCGGCTGACGCAGCCGTCAAATCCAGACGCGCCATCTCTTCGAGCCCTTGTCTTGTTATGTAGAAGTTATTCATCGGTTGTTTCTGTTGCGCCGTATTTTGCGGCTATTTGTTTTTCGAGTTGTTTTTCGCGATAGAGCATTTCGAGATATTCCTCGATGCTCATGGAATATGATTCGGCTGCTATTTGAGTCATGGTTTTAACTCCGGCTTGCACTTCCGCCAAATCGGATTTGCGGTCACGCCCGATGTCGATGCTGAGCGAACGCGGCAAAGTGAACGAGAACCTCATGAAGTCGCTCGATTGCGGTATCATACCGGCATCCATTCCCATCGACAGGACTTGAGCCACACATCTCTTCGCGAAATAAAGCAGCGTCCTCTGACGGGCTTTCACCGCTTTGTCGGCTACCACGAGCATTGCGCGCTGCGAGGCGGACGTGCCCTGGTTGTTAAGCAAAAGATTCGGGCTCCACCCCATGCCGATTATCGCCTTGGTGGCTATGTCGCGCTGGAATTCGCGGAAATCCACGGACGGGCGCTGGGATTCGAACGCTTTTAACTCGGATTGAGAACCGGATTTGAAGTATTTGATTGCGCCGCCGTTGATATCTTCGAAAACTGTCGGTTTTTGCTCGTCGCCACCGTATGCCAGTTGGGGCGAGTCCTCGGCTACGCCCATTTGATTGTGTTCGATGACTGCGTAGGACGCGAGAATTTCCATCGCCAAAATTTCCATTTGGGCGGCTTTGTCGGCGCCGCCCATATCCTCGATTGCGTGAGCTATGACTGGCAATCCGCGCACATCCGTGACTGTGTTTGGCTCGCACAGGAATATGCTGTCGCGCGCCGAGATATCGACGTATTCCCTTTTCTCATAGTTTTTGATGACTCTGTAAGCCACGGGACGAGTTTTTTTATTCAAAATAATTCCATTGGAAATC